CACGCTAATTTAGCAGATAACATTGATTGAATTCTCGGGGTGAACGCTTCTTCTAATGCAATTTTTGCATTTGCAAGTGCTGTTTCTCTTACCGCTTTCGCGTCAGCAATAGCTTCTTTTAGCAATTCATTTTTTGCCATAGTTGTTCTCCTCTTATTTAATTTGGAAATAAGGCTATTAAGAGCCTCAATTGGAGTACATCAAGTACTCATAGATAATTAGTTGAGTGACCGTATATTGGAATACGGTATCGTTATACTAATATATATACGAGTATACGCAAAAACCTTCTAGAAAATTAAAATTTATTTAATCTTGGTGTAGATCAGACACCCATTGGAAATATTTAGCACGTTGCATTTTTTCACGTTTCTTTTGAGACTTAGGAATATGATATCTTCTTTCCTTATATTCTTGTAATATACCAGCCTCTTTCATTTCTTTTTTGAAAGATCTTAATGCATGTGCAATATCATAAACTGTTTCTGATTTACCTGTCTTGTGATTTTTCTTTTGGTAAGAAACAACTTTGACGCCTACTGCGCCAGGTAATATTGACTTTTGTCTTTTTAATCGTTTGTTCATATAACTTATTTATGTTTTATAAAGTATTAATATAAAGATAATTTTGCAACAATCCTAATATTATTCTGAATCTTTTAAAGATTCTCCTATTTTATAATAACGGTTTAAAACTGTCCCCATATCTTCATATGCAGATTCTAATCTTTGTTGTAGGCCTGTCATTTCTTTTGAAGTCTTTTCAAATACCTTATAAGCCTCATTCATTTGTTTCATATGTCTAGATACCGTAACATTATCAAACCAATGTTCTGACTCTGATAAAGTCAATTTTTCGGCCTGTTCTACCACGCTTTGCAATGTTGTACTAACTTCTTGTAGTCCACCTTTAGCATATACCATCTCACCTAACTTATGAAAATTAGATACTGCTTCTAAAAATGCAGATCTCTCTTCTTTAGTCATTTTTTTATCTTCTTCCTCGCCTAGATACTTCTCATTAAGGATATGTTTCATTAATTGGTTTTCATATTTTTTCATAATATATTCTCCTTATTGATCAAATGACTTTGTTCTTTTTGATCTTTCTAATAAATTTTGGATTCCTTCTAATTGTTTAGCAGCACCATTTATATATCTTCTTATTTGATTAGCAGCTTGTTCTGCCTTATCTCTTACTAATCCATATACTTCTTCGCTTTCTGCTAAACCATCTAATGTTTGAAGTAGTTCGTATTCCATTTCTTCAGATGTTTCTACCACGGCTTCAACTTGTTTTATAAAATAATCATAATCAAATCCGCCGCCTTCAGCCTGACCTAACATTCCTTCTTCTTCTTTTATATCCTTCTTAGCTTCAAATGCTTTCTGAACACTATCTAATGTAGGTAATTTGTCTCCAAATTTTCTATTTTCAAATCCAGGTGTACTTTCTAATAATTTTTTTAATTTCATATCTATTCCCTATTCAAAAGATCTTTCTGCAGGTATATTTCCAAATACATCTGGACCTGTTGGTTTCATTCCATTTTTTTCTGATGTTTGATATTTACTCTTAACATCTATTTGACCCGTTCGTTGTCCTTTAACTGATCCTTTAGTTCCTTCATTTGCTAAATTGTCTACAAATTCTCCAGTACCTTTATTCCCTTTTTTATTTGTAGGACCATATTGTGATTGTAAATCTTCTAATGCCATTTTTAAAACTCCGTAATAATATCAGTTATAATTCTTTCAACACCTGCAAATTTATTTACAGATATATTTCCTTTTGATTCATTTACTGGAGAAAGGAATGCTCCATGGGTTCGATGGATTAGAAACAAAGTCAAATGCAATTAATTCAAAATCTGGCTGTACTTCTAATGTCTCTCCTGCTTCTCTCATAACTTCTTTAACAGAACCCATACCTCTTGATGAAATACCTAATCTAATTCCACTTTTGAAAAGTTCTTTTAATATATTACCAGAAGGAGTACTTAGTACTTCTACAGTCCCAACTAAATCTTTTCCTTTAAATTTCATATCTAATACGTTATGAGATACGTTGTTTAAGTTAACTACAGATGAATCTGGGTGATCTAATTCTCCTAATGCTCTTCTTTCTGCAATAAATGATTCTGTATATTTTTTTGCTTCGCGTACTAATGTTTCCATTGGATACACTCTACCATTTTGATTCTTTGCTTCTGCTCTTTGTAATACACCACTAACAACTAATTTACCATTGTTCTGTGTCAATGACTCATTTATTTGTGTAGGCGAAACTTCAAACACTGTATAGTCTACTAATAATTGCTTATCCATTTTTTAGTCCCTGTATAAATAATCCTGAGTTAATAAATGCTTTATGTTGTTCTACTCTTTTACGTTCATCGGAATATTTTCTTTTTTGTTCCGTTAAACTTAAATCTTTATTTTCTTTAGCCTTAATAAATTGTTGCCAAGTTCTATCTGGTATCATTGTGAAAGCTCCTTTAATCTATTAGCGATTCTAGTCATTCTTTCATTTATCTTTGAAAACCTTTTACCTGTTGATTTCCAAAAATGATTTGATTGAACACCCATTTCTGTTTTAAGTCTTAAATTGTTATTAACAATCTTTTCCATTGCACCTAACATTTTATTAACTTCATTTATTCCTCTGTTAACTTTTTGTTGAGGAGTTGATGTAGGATCTTTTTTAAACTCTCTATATGATGCTTCATTTAATCCCATCATTTGATTGATCATCCTTTTATATTGGCTCTCAACTTTTTTCATATCTCCCGTTTCAGCAACATCATTTTCATCTTCTTCTCCAGACTTGCTAAATGCATTTGGTGTTTGGTATCCAGGAACTCCTGCAGTAGTCGACATTTCTCCCATATGATCTTTAATACCATACTTTCTTTTCCAAGCTTTAAATTTAGAATCTCTTTCTAAATTAGCAATCACCATATTTGACATAGCACTAAAACCACCATCATCAAAACGATCTAATTCATCTTCAACATCATCTGGGTCTTTTACATATTTTGAAATAAGTTCATAAAAATCATCATATGCCTCATCTGACATAATAAGATCTTCATTTACGTCTTCAGTCTTTTTTGCAACTACACCTAATTTATTATGAAGATAAGAATCTGAATCATCTACATCGCCATCATTGTCAATATCTTTATCTTTCAAATCTTTAAATTTAGTTTCTGCTTCTTTATCATCAATGTTATCTAAAGCTTCTTTGTTTAAAAACTCTTTGAATTTAGTTAAGTAATCCATTTATTTATCCTCTAACTTTATATAAATACACTCCACCATTTGGTGCAGATGCCGAACCTGATACTTGTGCTATTGATAAATCTAAAATTCCACCATTAGCAATGTCTGTGCCATATCCTGATCCCAGTGCTCTCAGATGTCGAATAGGAATAGATCCTCCGCCTGTCAATGTGATATTTCCATTAATAGAATTACCACCAGAGATAGAACATGCTCCATATCCATAATTTGATCCGGTCAAATCTAATTGGCCACCTTCCCATACTCTTACGCTATAATATTTGCCGGCTGGTCCTAGTCTTTCATGAGATGAAGATCCTGTTTGGCTATGTTCTAAATGATAATTTGGTGCTGACATTATTTACTCCCTAATTTTTTAAGTTCATTTACTAGTTCATAATAACGTAACATTGTTAATACATCTTTATCTTCAATTGTATGTTTTTTATTCAATTCAGATAATAGATTAGTAACTTCATT